GGCCATGATCTTGTCGGCTGAATCGGTCGGTGCCTCCCTGCCTACCATGTCCGCCGTCCCGAACTCCCAGATGTGGCTGTGCGGCTCTGCCGGCATGGAAGACTCCGAGCAGCTTGCCCGGTCCAGGCGGCGCATCGTGCACGACACCAAGGACTTGTTCGGCGCTGAGTGGTCGATCCGGCCGCACCTGCCGACGTGCACGGTAGACCGCGGGCGCGGCCGGCTCAGCAACAACTACGTGACGTGCGACGAGCACGACGACCGTGACGACCCGGTCAGCTGGGCAAAGGCCAACCCCGCGTTCGGCTACCGGCTGTCGGCGGACTTCACCAAGAACGAGCTTGCGTCGCTGTCCGTCATCGAGTTCGACCGCGAGCGGCTGGGCGTCGGCCAGTGGCCCACTGAAGAGGAGGCATGGCGCGTAGTCGGGGAAGAGCTGTTCAGGTCGCTGACGGTGAGGAACCCCGGGAACATCCCCGCAGGCGGCCAGGTGGCGTTCGCGCTTGACGTTGCCGAGGACGGGGCCAGTGCCTCTATCGCGGTCGCCTGGACGCACAAGGACGGCTTCCTGGTCATGGAAATCCCGAGGAACTGCGCCCGGCCGGGCACCAACTGGGTCGTAGAGCGCCTGGAGCAGCTCGTCAAGAAGTACCACCCGCTCGCGATCGTAGCGCCGCGCACAGGGCCCGCAGCAGGCCTGGGAGACGACCTGGAGAAGCTGTGGCCCAAGCACCACAAGTTCGGGTCGAAGCTCATCCGGTCCAGTGCCAGTGACGACGCCGCCGCGTTCGCGTGGTTCGTGCAGCAGTGCAAGGACGACACAAGGCCCCTGCGTCACCTCGGAGAGAAGACCGGGTACAACCTCTGGCACGCCGTGGGAACGGCTGAGACACGCGTCATGGGCGACGGCGGCAAGACCTGGTGCCGCCGGGACAGCACCACGGACATCACGCCGGCGGTATCGTGCAACCTGGCTGCATGGGGGCTGAACAAGAAGCGCCGCGACTACGACCTCCTGAAGTCGGTCGGCTAGCCCCTCTTCACGGCATCGACGGCCGGTCAGGGTGATTGCTGACTGCGATCTGCCGGATGATCTCCCACCCGCCGCTGCCCTGGTACAAGATGGCGCGCATCGCGCTAACCGAGGCTGACGGGCCGCCGAAGGCCTTTCCGCGCGCCTTGTCCGGAATCAGCTGGTACGTGCCTATCGCCGCGAGGGGCAGGGCGTAGTCGAAGATCCAGGCAGCGGCGCGCATGGCGCGGCCCATTTCGTTGCCCAGGCGGGTGCTTGGCTTGCTAACGGTGTAAGTAGTCACGCCGGGTACAACAGCCTGAGGCTAGTCTTTAATTCCCGTGGAGCTGGAGGGAATCGAACCCTCGTCCTACTGCCGTCCGCATGCGGTTCTCAGCAGTCGAATACCGTCAGCCCCTAGCGCTTACGAATAATGATCCTACCCCACAGGTAGCGGATCTCGGTAACTTCCCCGGGGTCTACGCCAGGATAGCGGTTCGCCTGCTCCCCGAACATGGAAAGGATCTTCACAGCCAGGTTCAGCATGGAGTCGCCCGTGTCGTGCCAGTCCTTCCACACCTCCTGGTAGCCCAGGTGCCAGTCCTCGATGACGTACCAGCGGCCGGGCTTCACCAGCGGCCACAGCATTTCGAAAGACCTCGCGGTCAGCCGGCCGACGTGCGAGGCGTCGTCCACGATCAGGTCGTAGCCACCCGGAGAGGCCGCCTGGGCGAGGGTAAGCACTTCAGGGTCATCCTGGCCGTACCGGATCTCCACGGTGCCCTCAGGCCACTGCGCGGTGCCCTCCGCGTCATTGTCTACGCCTGCTACCAGCCCTCCGGGGAACAGCTCCTGCCAGAGAAGAAGGGAATCCCCCTCGCGGACGCCCAGCTCCAGTACGCGCCCTTCAGGGCCTATCTGGGAGGCCAGCTCGCGGTACGCGGGAACGAAGCCGTTCAGCACCTTGTCGGCGTAAGGGTGGTTCTCGGGGAAGCTCATGGGTTCAGCGTACCATTCCACAGCGGTGAGCATTAGTAGTCCTAGAGGGAGTCGAACCCTCGCGCTAGCTTTAGGGGAACCGGGCCTGCGTCCGTCAGTAGGACTATGGACGGAGATGCGGGATTTGAACCCGCGTAACTAGATTTGCAGTCTAGTGCCTCGCCTCTCGGCCAACCTCCGTAATGTGCGTACCTCTTCCCTCTCTTCGTACGCTTGCCCGCCCCATTGACTCTGTACAGCGGGTTCCTGCTAGTACACCTGCCGAGAGTCGAACTCGGTGTCCTTCCTTCGGAGGGAAAGAGCTAGGTCCGCTAGCAAGTGCAAAGTACCTGTTGAGAGAATCGAACTCCCCGTGCCGAAGCAAGCGGTTTACAGCCGCCATGTCCACCTTGGAACGTAACAGGCATATCCCCTTTCGGGGAAGTGGGGCGAATGGAGGGTAACTCTCCCTCTAGCACACGGCTTCACAGGCCGGTCCCTCAATTTTTGGGTTCATCCGCAGTACCCGAGTGAGAATTTCGAAATCTCGACCTGCTGTTTGTAAGACAGCTGCTCTTCCTCTGAGCTAACCGGGCATAAGCGGGCACTACTCCCCAAGAATATGACTAGGCGGCCGGAGATGGCCCGCGAAGAGAGCTGCCCAGAAACGTACAGCGCATGGGACTCGAACCCACAAGTCTCCTGATTCGTAGTCAGGTGCTTTATTCCATTTAGCTAACGCTGCGCGATGACGGCGGGACTCGAACCCGTACCCTCCACCTTGACAGGGTGGTGCATTATTCCGATTTTGCTACGTCACCATGAGTACTGCGCTCTGGAGGCTGGGTTCGAACCAACGACACGCCGGTTAACGGCCGGCTGCTCTGCCACTGAGCTACACCAGAATGGTTCCCTGTAAAGGGAAAGGGGGCGGGTCCTGACTCGAACAGGATCTCCGGATTATGAGCCCGGTATGGTTCCATTCCACTAACCCGCTGTCGTCCATGTCGGATTCGAACCGACGCATCTCCTGATTGAAAGTCAGGTGGCTTCGACCACTTGCCTAATGGACGTTGACCTTGCGTGCTCCGTATCGGATTCGAACCGATGATCTCGCTGGCTGAGAACCAGGAATCCTTACCGCTAGACCAACGGAGCATAGTGGGTCCTCTGGGATTCGAACCCAGATAGGCGGGGTAAAAGCCCGCAGTCCTGCGCATTGAACGAAAGACCCGTACTGACGAAGGGATTCGAACCCTCTACCTCCCGGTTTATGAGGCCGGCGCTCTACCATTGAGCTACGTCAGAGTAGGAGCACTAGGAATTGAACCTAGTCAAGCTGGATATAAGCCAGATTCCGTCAAACCGTCCGGACCTGCTCCCGTACTGTTCCTGAGAATCGAACTCAGCGCAACTGCCTTATCAGAGCAGCAACATCGACCAGATGAACCGAACAGCGAGGAAGAAGGACGAATTGAACGCCATGGTGATTAGCCACGATCCGCTTTCGAGGCGGCCCCCATTACCGGCAGGGATCATCTTCCATTCACCACTAGGCAGTCCCCGGACCACTCACCAGAGTTATCTAGAATAGGCCCGGATCGAACGAGCCTGAAGAGGGGTTGAACCTCAATACCCGTGATGCGAGGATAGTGCGGGAGTCGAACCCGCGAGAGTTTTACCCCTACCGGCTTTCCAAGTCGGCGCACTAGGCCACTATGCGAACTATCCATTTATGATGGTGGCAGCTCGTACCATATCAGTGCAAGCACCGTCCGGGGAGCGTTTAATCGGGGGCGCGTTCGTCCCGAGACCACCAGCCGAGGAAGGCGCGGGATTCGAACCCGCGTGAGTGTTACCCCAACTGCCTTAGCAGGGCAGCGCAATAAGCCGCTATGCGAGCCTTCCATTACCGCCCGGCCGTTGCAACCCGCAGGGAATCGAACCCCCGGCCGGACTGGGAGCAGTTGCAACTACTCCTTGTGCACACGGCCGGACTCGAACCGGCACGCCCTTCCGGGCACTGACTCCTCAAGCCAGCATGTCTGCCATTCCAACACGTGCGCAGGGCCACGGGGTTTTTAAGCTCACCTTCCATACGAGGTACCCGTGCGAGCAAGTGCGGTAGA